CGTTCTAACTGTTGGGCGTGGTCTATCCTTACCCACTTTGATCTCAATATCAAAGGATGTACCGTTCGGGTGAATACAGGCAATATCAGCCGTTCCGACCTTCGTACTTGAGCCTATCCATTTACCGTGTACCTGTCTACCTTGTACGTTGATACGGTTGCCATCGCCCCCGACCCAGTCAAGGTAATTTGTGATGAAATTGGTTAGCCCGTTTGCCGTTTGATAGTCAGGCATTTTTGGAGTCAGGTAATGCCCGTCTTTGTAAGCTGAGGGAAAACGGTGTTTAAACCATTCTGAATGTGCAGTTATATACCTTACCTTGACCTCGTCAGGTATATGATACTTAGGCGGTTTCTTCTTCTTCTTTGGTTCGGGGTCAAAGCTGCCATGTATCTGCTTTAACCAAAATTCTTCGTGCGTGTCCATACGGTTTAGAATGTAACAGCCTTACGGGGCTGTTGGGTGGTTAAAATGGTAAGTCAGAAACTGTGCCTATTTGTGGTGCTTGTGGGTCTGATTGTCCACCCTGCACCCTCCAAATCTCAACCGTTGTAAAGTTAGCAATCTGCCCCTGCTTATTGGTGTAATCACGACCACGCAGGTTGATGTCGGCTGTAACGGTCTGACCGACCTGTAACGTACCGATGATGTTATCACGGCTTATACTGCACCCTACCTGTTGGGTGTATTGTCCTTCGGTTGTTTCGATTACTACTTTTTGTTCCTTGTAAACTTTGCCGTTGTGTTCACGTGCTGTTGGTTGCTCTACTCTGTGTACTTTACCTGTAATTTGCATTGTTGTTGTTTTGTGCCGTTAGGCGGTTATAAATGTTTGATGAATAATAGTTGAATCTACTAAGTTCCTGCTTGATATAGTGCAATACTCGCCACGATGAAACAGTAGGAACTTGTCCGCATCTATGGTGGGGAATGATTGCTGTATCTCTGTCGGTTGCAGGTTGTTAGTGCGGATAAATTCACGCAGTTCTGTGTTGGTGTCAAATTCGATTACACCGTTAGTCTTGATAATGTCCTGTAAGTTCATAAATTAGCTGTTCGACTGTTGTTTCTGATAATGAATTGTCATACGGCACAAAGTCGCTCGCTATGTGCCAAAATATGCCGTCTTTAGCGTCTGCGATTACATAGCACCTGTCACATGCTAACCCGCTGTTCTCGCTCACATACTGCCCGATATGCAACAGTATCACCCCGCACCTGCACATACTGATTCGCATGGCTAAGAGCGTGTAAATATCGCCTCTTCTGTAACAACCGTCAGGGTGATTGTTGATGGCTATGACTTGTTTGTTGATGGTGAACATCATACCGATTCCATTGAATGTTCTTGCAATATTGCGGTTATTTCTGCGATGTTCTTAACGGGTGCGATGAAGTCCATGTGTAGTGCGATGTCGTGTAGCCTATCCGAATTGATGTCGTCATATATGGATTCCCAACTCGCAGCGTTACCCCTAACCATAAGGTCGTTACGCATCGCCTTCATCTGATTGTGGCTGTTGTTGATGTGCGTCTTAATCCATGACGGCACGAGTGGATTTTGCTTTAGTCCTTCCTGTGAGTACTGGAGTATCTGTTGCAGGTACAATATCCTGCGTAGGTCGATTACGAACTGTTCTAATTGTGTCATGTGTTATGATTTTGTATTCGAGTGATTTAACGGTGGCTGCAATATGCGGGTAAATCTCTATGCTATCCCGCATCATTCGGTGTGTATGCAATACGGTTGTGTGGTCTTTCCCGAAGTACTTACCGATGTCGTACAAGGTATGCCCGAATTTACGCATAATATACATACACATCTGACGAGGGTAACGGATTTTATCCCTCCTGCTATTCTGTGCGATGTAGTCATAAGTCACCCCAAAGTAGTCGCATACAATATCGGTTATGACGTTTATATCGGGTCGCCTTGCAGGGTTGTTAATCTGCGTGGCTGATATGATACGGTACACATCGTCATAGTGTATTGCGCCATCTTCAAGTTCCTTGCATATTTTCGCCACTAATGCAGCGTTACGGTGTTGTTTCAGTCGTAGTGCTGCTGCTTCGTGTGCCATGCGTTCACCTGCATCGGTTAGCGGGAATAATCCCGCCCGTAGTTCCTGTCCGTTCACCTTGATTATACCGAGCCATTGCCCGTGCAGGTATTCAACGTATTTGTATCGTGGTTGTGGGGTCATGCTATTTCAATGTTACGGTTACAGATGTGGTTGATGTCTTAATAGGCGGGTAAACGGTAACAAGTTCGTCACCTTGCAATACTTCAATCCCCGATGCAGGTATATTTTGCAGGAACTTTTGACGGGCTTTTAACCGTTCACTTATTTCTGCCGCCTGTCGTTCAAGTTCCCGCAACTCCGCATCATTGCACCCGCTATAATCGTATCGTGTACCCGTTTCTTTTACCTGAAATTTGGCGTTATACTGCTCGAATGATTTACCATACTTCTGCGCTTCATTTAGCAGAAATTCACGGTACTTTTCATCTGCTGTTATCTGCTTAATTAGGTCTTCGGTATTCTTTACCTGCAAGTGTATTTTTAAAGGGTCAACCTGCCCCTCATCAAGTGCGCTCACAATCGAGCGCACAAATGATTCACGTTGTTCTTTGGTTGTTTCGAGTAAACTAAGTACTCCGATTGGTGATATTTGGTTATCCATTGGTCAGTTCTTTTTTGCGGATTGTGAATAATTGTTTGATGTCTTCGTGCATGTTCGGAGTAGATGCGTACAACTGCATCAGCCCCTCTACCGTGTTACATTGCGCAATACGGTCTTCTATTGGCACAGGTTTTAGTTCTACACCCATATCGCACCATTCTTTTATCATGCGTCCCGTTTCCTCTGATGGCGTAAAAGGTATGCCTGATGCGAACAATCCTGTACGATCTTTAGATGCCGTTGCGGTATGGTTGGTGTCCAGTTCAAGGTTAATGGTCAGTTCGTATTCAAAGCCTTCACGGGTAACTTCTTTAAGACCCACTTTTTGAGGCACTAACTTGCCCTGTGAATTGGTGGTCATTTCGTAGTCCTGCTTCCTACGCACAGTGGTAATGATATGGCATGTAGATTGCAGGATAGTGTCAAGGAATGCCTGATGGCGTGGCGTGATTTTAGCCCAGTTTGTGTAACTGTTGCCCGTCATGCTGTTGCTGATTTCAAGTATGCCGCCTTTGCCATCCCACTCGTGAGTTATGCTGTCTATTATGATAGCTTCCATGCCTGCCGCCTCACATTCCTTGATTGCTGCAATGTAGCGTTCAGGCGTGTATGGTGCATTGAGTGGCAGTACGGAGTATTCGCCTAAGTGAGCGTACAGGTCTGCGCTACCGTTTTCGGTGTCAATGATGGCTACTTTGGATAGGTCGCCTACCAGTCCTTTAGCGATAAGTAAGGCTGAAAATGTTTTGCCACCGCCTGATACTGCGGATAAACCTAAGCGGATTTTGGCTTTCTGTCTGGTTGCTTTTCTTAACTGTGTCATGTGTTTTTGTTTTTAGTAGTACGTTTAAAAAATACTCGTGTTTCTTTTGTTTGGTGGTCATTGTGCGTCCTTGATTTGCTGTAATACAATAAGGTATCGTTTGTGGCAGTATATAGTTACGTCTGCCATTCGTGATGCTTTGCGCATGTAGTGTTCTTTTACGCCAAAAAAGTCATACTTGCGTGTAGATTCAAGTTGAGCATAGATGCGTCTTTCTTTAGCTTTGGAGGTCATATCCAACCACCATATTGCCCGTTCATGTAGTTTTTTCATATTTGCGTAGTATTAAAATGGTTACAACTGCTGCGATTAATCCGATGATGTGGGGTAGTGCGGGGTTCATTTTTGCAGTTTTTTGAGTTGGTTGTTAAGGAATGATACCGCACCTTTCGACCCGTTTTCGATAATGTTAATCATGCACTTTATTTGCTTTTCGTTGAGTGCGTCTGTTTTGCCGATAAAGAACGCATTAAGCAGGTGTTTCTTAGGTCGCAGATGGTCGGGCATCTTTTTGCGGATTGGTTCGATTTTAAATAGTTCTTTCATTCTGTTTTTGGTTTGTTTCTGCAATATTACAACGCACTTTTGAGATAACCAAATTTTCGGTCGAAAAATATTTTTTTCGGAAAAGTTTGGTAATTCCAAAACTATGTGTACTTTTGCATCATACTAAAAAACAAAACAATGACATACTTACAGAAAGTAGAAAAAAGCACAAACATGGTAGAAATCAGCAAAATCATATTATCTGATATTTGGGCTGATTATTCTGTATTATTTGCCAATAATTACAGACCATTTGTTAGGTCAAATGAAACTCAGGATAATTGGATAAAATCAGTAAATGATACGTATTTTAATAATATTAAATCAGATAGGATTAACCTTTTTAATTCCATACCCGAAAGATTTAAATTAACGAAGATGTATAAGGAATTATCAAAAAAATTAGCTTAATTTATTTCGGGGTGCAGCATCCGAGCAACTGCAATTAATTCACTTCAATTTATACCACATGCCACACATCAAAAACATAATCGACACGGACTGTTACTTGCAGTTTGATGACGCTACGGAACTAAGCAGATTCGCACACCGCAATGAGATATATCTTAGCCGTATGGCGTTCTACGATGACACGTATATCCGATTCTACTCGGACGGAACAGACCCAACCCCGACAGACTTTATGGATGACGAACTACCAGCCCATCACTACAACAACATCACCGAATGGGTTAAACCTCCCTACGAAAAGTTAGAAGACGATTACTATCAAGATTATATTGATTCACAATTATAAAAACAAAACAATGGAACACATCATCACACTACTTGCGGCAAGTACCGCTACACAGGCAGAATGCGAGGTTATTATCGCAGCCATTCACGAATACGGACGCAGCCAATGGATAGAGGGCTTCAACCGAGCCGCTAACATTGCAGGTGTCGAAACACCCCACGCCCCGCAAATCAGGACAGAACCACGCACTAACCTTCAAAATACTGGGATATGAGAAAGACAGTAATAACAACAGAATACAGCGCAACACTTGGCGCATTTCTTGACAGTAAAGACATTGAATGGAGTTACAAGAACAACGTCATTACATTTACGCTACCATACATGTCGCCATCTGCAATATTCGATTTTGCAGTTGAGTTTAAAGACTATCAAAACAAACACTATTGATATGAAAACCATCCGAGAACACTTAGAATCCATAGCCGACACGGAATTGAGGGAGGCGGCATTGAGGAACGCAGAAGCATATATAGGGCGCAGGATTGACTCTGACAAGACAAAGCACAAATACGAAGCACTTATGCAGTCATTTGAATGGAATGAAACGCCAGAAGGTTTTGAATTTTGGCACAATGTAGCAAACTGCATATATCACGGCAACACGCCCACTTACCAACAATTTAAACACTTGATAAAATGAAACACAAACTATCCGAAATAATCAACACCGATTGTTACATTCAGTTTGATAGCAATGAGCAGTTGAGGGAGTGGGTGAAGAAGGCGGGGATAAGATTATGCGGATACATAGACGACTTAGACGTTTACATACGTTTTTATTCAGACGAAATGCCGTACCCGCTTGAGTTTCCAGTTCTTACACACCCCATCCACCACCACACAAACATCGAAATATGAAACACATAAAAGACCTAACCGAACAAGACTGCATCCATTGTGCCACGCAGGAGGAATGGGATGCGATATGTGACAAGTTTGATATAACATTACCGCGTACCACATTTAATGTATTTGGTAGAGATAGCGTTATTTACCCTGTTCAAAAAAAGTACGGCTATCTGCTTAATGCAAATACGGACGGGGCTGTTGCCCACCCCGCATCCGACTTTCTCACGCCACATGTATCGGTATTGACAGAGATAGGGGATTGTAAGGTGATAAAGAACGGAGGCGATGTGATAGTAATGACAGGCAATGTGGTTATCACGCTCACGCCACCCGTATTGAAACATATTCAGGAACTATTAAACCAACAACAATGATAAACTACGAACAAGAGGTGAAGAAGGTGTACCCCAAAGCGTATTCTGTTTATGAATCATATAGTGCAATGTTTGCTAACGGATATGAGATAATAAATGAAGGCGTTTTATTAGCAGAAATGTGTATTACCGAAGATTACGCATGGCAATCAGCC